ATACACGCTACGCGTGCTGCGCACGGCTCTGCCTGTTCATTCCATCTAGTGGAGTAGTATCAATACACATATATTATCACCATCACTCCGTGTGCGTACTGTAAACAGCGGCATACGCCAGATCTGATGCAGCGCGATGAGGTAACGCTGTTAGCTAACATGCCATACGTATCGTATCGTATCATGCCGTATCGTATAACATATCATACACATCACCATCACATCCACACGATGCACGCATCACACCAGATCCTGCCACATACAATACCTCAACGCGTCCCGGCAATAGGTGAACCAGATCACACGTACGCCACGATCGCAGTCATCCTACCGCCCGGAATGTAAAGGCAAAGGGGGACCCGGTAAAACAAAACTCATTTCCCTTTTAAGGGGGCTTAGCTAATATAGGGGTGCAACACAATACATACATACAAGTAACATTAAATTTTCCACCCTTAAAAAATTTTTTTTAATATTTTTTTTTGCAGTGTATTATAATAAACGTGCGGCGGTTGGTTATAATAAATGAACGAAAAGAGTGACGTTAGGTAGTTATATATAAAAATAGTAGGCTAATGTCGCACTGTAAGAATGGGTGACTATGCGTAATTGTATATACTATAATAAACCTATTACACTATGGCATTTGAATTAAGAAGTCAATCATCTCCTTTAATGAAACAGAAGTTATCCCCCAAGGCGGCTAAGGCTAAAGCGGTTAGAGATTTGGCGTATGCTAAGACGGATGATAGAACGGCAAAGAAGGCGCATGCGCAAAGGATGCATCGTAAAAGTCCTGGTAAGAAAGGTATGGATTACGATCATGAAGATGGTAGATTTGAATCTGTAAAACAGAACAGAGGAAATGAAGGGGAAGGCACAAAAAAAGAAAGCGGTAAAAATTATAAAGTAAAGTAATATGTACGGAAAAGGGATAGGCCCTCAAGGGTTAGGTGGACCAACAAACAATGGTTACACTATTGGAGAAGGTGGTAAATGCAGATGCAACGGTGATTGCAAATGTAAAAAATCCCCATTAATGCTTAAGGATGCGTGTTACAAAAAAGTAAAAGCATCTTATAAAGTATTCCCGTCAGCTTACGCGAGTGGTGCTATTGCTAAATGTAGAAAGAATTCATAATGTATACTTCTCCACTACAAGCGGTTCGCAAAACTAAAGAGGGAGCATCTTTAAAAAGATGGTTCCAAGAAAAGTGGACTGATGAAAAAGGAAATGAGTGCGGCTCTGCAGATAGGAAAGGCACTAAAGCTTGCCGTCCATCTAAAAGAGTAAGCGCGGCATCTCCTAAACCCTGGGGTCAAATGACGCAGAGTGAAAAATCAAAAGTAGTATCGGCGAAGAAGAAAGTTGGTATGGGGGCCAGAAGATCTAGCAAGAGTAATGTTTCTTAAAAAAATAAATATATGAGACCAGTAATATTAAATCACTTTGCGGCAAACAATGATATGCTAAAGGAGAAATGCGAATGTGATCATTCACCTTTAAAGAAGACTGCGGCTTGGACGCGCAAGGAAGGTAAAGATCCTAAAGGAGGGTTAAACGCTAAAGGAGTTGCAAGTTATAGAGCAGCTAATCCAGGCAGTAAATTACAAACAGCGGTAACAAAGAAACCATCTGAATTAAAAGCGGGTAGTAAAGACGCAAAACGTAGAAAATCTTTCTGCGCTAGAATGTCCGGTATGCCAGGACCTATGAAGAAACCAAACGGAGAACCAACAAGAAAAAAGCTTGCGTTAGACAAGTGGAACTGTTAATAAATAAAAAGACGTGTCAATAATACCAGCAACAGATAAAGTTTATATGGTTCGTGAGGATGTTAATACTACCTACGGAGGAAGTGATGCTTTAAAGGTTTTACAAAATTGGTACACAATGCAGGATATTATTGATACTATAGGCGGAGGAGGGGGTTACTTTGGATCTTTCTATGATACTACAAACCAAACAGGTGTTGCAAATAGCGTTCTTACAATGGGTCTTAATAACTCAGATCCATGGAACAATGGAGTATCTATAGTTTCTGGCGACAGAATAACTATAGCTAATCCTGGCGTATATAATATACAGTTTAGTGCGCAGATGGTAAAAAATGCGGGTAACACTGCAACACATGCGCATATTTGGTTATCGCAAAACGGTGTAGACGTCCCTATAAGTGCGTCTCAAATAGGGTTTCCTTCAAACACTGTATATGTTGTAGCCGCTTGGAACTTTTTCTTTAAAACTACAGTAGCTAATGAATATGTACAACTTAAATGGGAAATAAATAGCAATGCAAATAATGCAGTAGCAATTACATCAGCTGCGGCTTCAGGAACTATTCCCGCTATTCCTGGCCTTATTGTAACAGTAAATAAAGTAGGATAAATAAAACAATTAATAAATAATATGGCAATAGTATATAGTTACCCAGGAGCAACCCCTACAATATCGGACACAGTGTTAGGTACTCAATTTGATTACGATGGTAACCCTACAAAATCATTCTTAATAGCAGATATTGTAAACTTAGTTGCAAATACAACAGTTAATAATTCAACAGCCGTGGCATTAAGTCTTGCCGCATTAAATACCGCGTATCCTTCTGCAATGATAGGATTTAAAGTGCAATGCACTAATCCGGCGGTATTAAAAATCTATGAAAAAACTTCAACGGCATGGGCGTCTTATACCATAGCTATAGTAACATAAAAAAATAACATGGCAATAATATATAGTTACCCAGTAAATACAAACATACTAGCAACCGATATAATTCTCGGGTCTAGCACTGTTATTGTTAATGGTAAACGGAAAAATCAAACAAAGAGTTTTGAGGTTGCAGACCTTGCAACTTACTTTGCTTCAGTAATATTACCACCAGGCTCTTATGTTCCTTATACAGGGGCAATTGGGCCAGTAAATTTAGGGGCTTATGATCTAACCGTTAATAGCATATCAGTTGGTAGAGGGGGAGGCGGCCTTAGTAGCAATACGGTTGTTGGTAATAATGCTTTACAAAATAATACATCAGGATTTCAAAATATCGCTATTGGGTTTGAATCTTTAATAACAAATATAACAGGAAGAAGCAACGTTGCAGTTGGTTTTCAATCGTTATATTCAAATACCGTTGGGCAATTTAACACGGCTATTGGGCTTTTGCCCTTGCGTGCTAATTCCACAGGAAGTAGTAATATTGCTATTGGACACGTGCCGTTATTCACAAATACTACAGGGTCTGGAAATGTTGCTATTGGATCAACTACTTTGTGGTTGAATACTATAGGAATTAATAATACCGCAGTTGGACAAACTTCATTAGCTCAAAATACTACAGGAAACTATAATACTGCTGTTGGAGAGTCAACCTTAGATAATAATACTACAGGGCAGAATAATACTGCAATTGGTCGACGGGCTCTATTTGGCAACACTACAGGAATTAACAATATAGGTATAGGTATAGACGCTTTTACTCTTGCTGCAACAAACAATAACTCTATAGTTATCGGTGCAGGCGCAACTGGATTAGGATCTAATACTGTTGTAATAGGCAATACATCTATAGCTACTACTCGATTAAGAGGAGCAGTGCAGGGTGGATCATTTGTTAAGGATAGCGGAACAGCTATTCAATACTTAATGGCTGATGGTTCAATATCTACAAACGGAACTTTATTTTCCGCTGTTTCGACAATATATCAAGCTACGGCGGGCACGCTGCAAAATATCTCATCCGCAATTCCAAGTAATATATTTGCAAGTGGTAATTTATTAAAATTAAATGCTGCTATAACTACTACGGCGGCTAGCGTTGCCATTGTAACAATAGAATTTTATATAAATTCAGCGGCAACAACAGTTGGAGCAACCTTAATAGGTAGATACAATGGCCCTATTGGTAATCAATATATTCCTATGGATAGATTCTTTTGGGTATCTGGTACAACTATTTATGGAAGAGATTTTACAGCCAGCGCATCAACATCAACATCTAATTCAGCTTTCGCAATCAATAGCGTTGCAATTCCTGCAACCCAATTTTATATAATTGCCCAAGTTACAACAACATCAACTGATAGAGCGGCTATATCATCATTTCACGTAGAAAAATCATAAATTATGGAAAACTTAACACAAGAAGAAATTAAAAACTCAATAAACGCCGCTTATGATTCAGTAAATTTAATCAATGAATTAAATTTAATTGCTGAATTATCTGACGAAGAAAAAGATACATTAAGTAGAAACAAAGAACATCTTAAAATAATGGTAGCAAAAGAATGGTTTTTTAATGCTTTAACAGAAGAACAAAAAGTTGAACTATTTGATATTTGTAAACATGAGTAAAGAACAATTAGATATATTACTAAATAAATGGATTAGTAGAAAACTAATGGTATTTATTGTAGCGTGCGCGGGAATGTTTTCAGGATATTTAACCTCATCTGATTGGGTTATTATATCAACTGCGTACATAGGGATTCAGGGATTTACGGACATTGTTAATAAACTAAAAAGATAATGGATCAATGCAGTCTCCGTGTTTATACTTTAAACGCTCTAACCCTTATAATAAGCCTTACAAATTTGGAAGCAAGCCTAAAAATATTATTATTGATTATATCAATAGTATACACCTCGATGAAAATATACGATTGGTTACTAATTAAATTAAATAAAAAAAATGCAGATAACAGTAAAGAGATTACACAAGACTGATACATCAACAATAGGGGAACTATTGATTGACGGGTTATTCCAATGTTATACCCTAGAAGATACCGAAAGACCAGTAAAAATTAAAGGGGAAACAGCAATACCAAAAGGAACTTATAAAGTTATAATTAATGAATCTAATAGATTTAAAAGATTACTACCTTTATTGATTGATGTGCCTAATTTTGAGGGGGTACGTATTCATAGTGGAAACTCTAATCACGACACTGAAGGTTGTATACTAGTTGGTCAATCAAGAAATAAAAACTATATAGGACAGTCAAGAAAAGCATTTGATAAATTATTTAAAAAAATGCAAGCGGCCAAAAATATAACATTAACAATTATATCGTAATGAAAAAAATTATATTAATTGTATTAATATTCCTATTAACATCTTGCGCAACTCGTAAAGTAAATATTGAAAAAGTAGATATTAAAAAAGATAGTATTGCGGAAACAAAAGTTGCAGTTACAACTGTAGAAAACAAAATAAAAACGGATTCTACAAACATAGTTACAACTGTTGATAATAGTGAAATTACAATCACACCGATTGACACATGTAAAGAAATTGTAGTAGACGGAAAGATTTATAAAAATGTTGTTTTAAAGATCAAAAAAAATAAAGTTAATACTTTATATACAAACAATAAAACAGAGTCTAATAATAAGCGTGTGGATTCCGTAGCAACTACTAAGATAGAAGTAAAAGAACGTGTAGTTGGCAAAACAAAAGTTATAGATAAAAAAGCAAACTATTGGTTTTTATTTTATTGGTTAATACTAATATTAATTTTATATTTATTATGGCGAAACAGACATCGAGTATTCAGCATATTGTAAAGAACATATCAAGACCTGGAGTGCATGCTAAGACAAAAACTTCAAAAATTAAAAGTTCAAAACTTTATAAAAAGAAATACAACGGGCAAGGGTAGGTAAAAATTGCAAAAAACAAGTAATATATAAAGTATATCAAATTTAATCAAATAAAATTATGTCAGACGCTATAGTCAAAAATTTAAGCTTTGGAAAAGAAGCTAGTGATAAAGTATTTGCTGGAATAGAGAAACTAACAAAAGCAGTTAGTTCTACACTGGGAGCAAATGGTAAATGTGTTCTTTTAGAAGACTCTACCGGGAAACCTGTTATAACAAAAGATGGGGTTACTGTTGCTGATTCAATTATACTATTAGATCCTGTAGAAAACATGGGAGCTACATTATTAAAGGAAGCCGCAAGAAAAACAGTTAGGGAAGCCGGTGACGGAACTACAACCGCTACTGTATTAGCTCATTCTATTTTAAAGAACGCTTATGCTTTAGAAAACGTAAACGCTAGGCAATTAAAAGAAGGTATAAATAAAGCCGTTGAAAAAGTTATAGAATATTTAGATAATATGTCTATAAAAGTAGACGATGCGATGCTGGACCAAATAGCAACTATATCAACCAACAACGACCCTGTATTGGGTAAATTAGTTGGGGACGCTTTTAGATCAGTTGGTAATACAGGAATTGTAATGATGGAAACATCTTCAGATCCAGAATGTAGTTTACAAGTAGTAGAAGGCGTACAATGTAATATGGGATTAACAAATTCTCATTTTATAACCAATCATAAAAATAAAACAGCAGAGCTAGATAATCCTTTAGTGCTACTAATTGAATCACCTGTTGAAAGCATACGACAAGTACAATCTGTATTAGAATATGTTATAAAGAATAAAAAATCATTACTTATTATAGGAGACCTAGAACAAGGAGTTCTATCTGCTTTAGCAATGAACAGATCTAAAGGCAATATAAAGGTTAATGTTATAAACGCACCAACTTTTGGAATCAACAGAAAAGAGATTTTAGATGATCTCGCTTTATTAACAGGAGCGACTGTTATAAATGAAGACCTTGGAGATGATTTAGATTTAATACAACCAGAACATTTGGGTACATGTATTAAAAGTGTTACCAGCCATGAAGAAACAGTTCTTCACGTAGGCGAAACACCCGAAGATATATTGGAAATAATAAAGGATATTAAAAAGTCTTTATTAGAAAACAATCCTAATTATACGGTTATAAAACTAGAAAAAAGATTAGCTCGTTTAACAGCTAAGATTGCTATAGTTAAAGTAGGTGCAAATTCTGAGATAGAATTAAAAGAAAAAGCAGATAGAATTGAAGACGCAATTTGTGCAACCAAGGCAGCTATTAAAGAGGGCATTGTACCAGGAGGTGGAATTGCTTTACTAAACGCTTCGCATAACATAGATACTTTTTCAATTGGAGAAGAGATATTATTAGATTCTATTAGAGCTCCTTTTAAAACTATATTAGACAACGCGGGAATTGAAAATGCACCAATAGAAACAATATCAAAGGTTGGGTATGGGCTTGATGTTATAACCGGGGAAACTGTTGATATGATTAAAGCTGGTATAATTGATCCTTTGTTAGTTACTAAAAGCGCGTTAAGAAACGCGGCATCTGTAGCAGTTACTATATTATCAACTGACTGTATAATTAATAACCTGAGAGCATAATGAAGGCAATAGGTAAAAATTTAATTATACAGAAAGTAAAAGAAGGAACCACTACAACTAAAGGCGGGTTAATGCTTGCCAAGAACCAAAGAGAAGACATTAGATATATAGAAGCTGAAGTTTTATCTATAGGTGAAGAAGTAGTAGGAATTAAAGAAGAAGATATGATATTTTATGATAGGCACGCCGGTCACAAGATAGAATTAGATAAAGAAACTTATTTTGTTATAAAAATTCAGGATGTAGTAGTAGTTTTATAATGAGACTCGAGGCTAATGATATTAAAGAAATAGGATTACTAAAACATTATAGAATAATAAGAAGATGGGCATGCAGGAATAATAATTTAACCGATGCCGATTTAGAGCTTCTTATTTATTTTGATTGTATGGAATTCTTTAGTAAACAAGATTATAAGATCGGTACTTATGCCTATAGTTGGGACAATAAACGCTGGAACAATTTATTAAAAGAGGGTTGGATAGTGGTATGGAGAAATCATAACCATACAACTCAAAAATATAATATATATAAAGTTTCATTCAAGTGTAAACAACTTATAAGTAGAATGTATCGTATAATGCTAGGTAAAGAAGATATACCAACAAGTCATAGGAATTCTATAATGAGTGGTAAAACATATATGGATACTGTTATGATAACCGCTATAGAAAACACAAATAAAGATAAAACACGAAATAATGAGTTTTAAACAAAAAAGTAGTCCTTTAAAACAAGGATTTGTATCTGGAGTTAATACTATAAGATCAATGGCCTCAGGGATAATGAGTAATGTTTCTCAGCCCCCTATGACTGCCGCTCAAATTGCTTTTAGCAATACGCCAGCAGGAGCAATGGCAAACGGAACTCCAGTGGCAAATGCCATAAGCCCGGGTACAGCGCCGGTTAGTAGTCAACATAATAGAGGACAAAATTGGTTTGGAGCAGTACCAACAAATACAGTTGGGGGAGGCCCTCAATCGGTAATGCAGGGCACGCATGGAGCGGGTATAAATAGAAGAGATTCTCATAATACTACCTATGCAGACAGAACAAATGGAGGAAGCACAGATTATTCAAATCCTTCAGGGGGCAGGAGCAGTATGTTTTCCCCTTTTCCACAATTAAAAAAAGAACAAATGGAATATAACAAGATTAGCCCTAAAGCATTTAGCAATTCAGGGACAATAGAAAAAATGATGGGGAAGGCTGTGCCTAATTCTCCCTTTATGCAAATGGTAGATCCATTAACAGGATTAACAATTGATCCTACAATGAGTCAAGACCCAAATGCGCCATTGCCTCCACCTAGCGGAGTGCAAACGCCTACAACACCTATTTATGACATAAACAATTATTAATTATGAATTTAAACATCAAAAAACACCCAATGGACCTACATGACAAAACCGCTGCTAATTCAGGGGTTGGAGCTAACGCGCTATGGAATGGACCTTTTAATACGGACTCTTTGCCAAAAGGTAAGGGTTCTAGTTCTGGTAAAAACGGAATTATATTTAATAACGACAAACCAACTTATTCTTTTGGGGCAATAACCCAAAAAGCTAAAGGTAGATTTTAATATTATGTCTTTAGATGTAATTAAGAAAAATAGTAGTTCTCCGTTTTATCTTCAAAGAAGTATGGTAGACCAAGGTGGGGAAGGTGGCGCTTATGAATCTGGCGGATATACTGGGCAATCTGAGTATAGCGGAGGTGGAATAGGTCAAGCTATTGCCGGATTTGGTAAAACCCTAGGAGCTGCTTTAGGCAGCAGAACAGCAGCTGATAATAATGCTTCGGATGTTAAAAAGAAAGATCGTCTGGATAAAAGAACAGTTAGATTAACTGAAAAAATGACTTCTTCCAAAGACCCAAAACAAGCTGCTAGAATAGAAAATAAATTAGGCAATATAGGTAAAAAACAACAAGAAACAAGCGCAAGAATTAAAGCCTATAATGAAATTGACAAGCCAACTTTGAAATCTGATATTGTATCTAAAACTACACCTATAAATATTAATTCAAAAATTACACCTGAACCGCCGAGTAAAGAAGAAATTGGAAAGTCTTTGAATACATTTTTAGACCCAGCTACAGCAGCCTCAGAAAAATTATTTGGAAATATATTAAAGAAAAAACCTTCTTGGATAAGATAATAATAAAACAAAAATCAAATTATGAAATCACCAGTATTAAAAAAGAAAGCAGTTAAAGAAAAAGCAACAGGAGAAACTTACTCTTCTAAGAAAGCAATGATGAAGCATGAGAAAGGCGAGTCAAAAGCAGAAATGAAAAAAGAATACGGAAAGGCTAAATCTCCAATTAAACAAACAGGAGTAGCGGCAAGAGCTATTAAAAGTGCGGTAAAATTGATGCCAAAACCAACAGCTCCGATTAAAGGGACTAAAGAAGCTCCTGTTAAAATGAAAAAATGTTAATAATTAACATTCTTTATATACGTAAATAAACAAAACAAACACAAACAAAAAAACAAAAAAGAACATGGCAAATTTTATTTCTATTGCAACTACCATTACTGGTACACCAACATTACAATTAAACGTAAACGCTATAACGCATGTAGCTTACGTAAGCGCTACTTCAGTAGTACTTTATTTAGGAACAAAAATCCTTACATTAACTGTTGCAGGAGCTACAACAACTAACTTTTACAATGCGGTACTTTCTGCTATTTTAAGTACGTCTGGACCAATTTTAACTTCTGTAAGTTTACCTTCTGGAGTAACGGTTACTGCTGCTGTAGTATCGTAATATCAACTTTAAATCCCCTATAGAGCAATTTATAGGGGAATTTAATAATTTAAACCGTATACAAATGGCATTTACAATGAAAGGGGCACCTTACAATGTGCACAATACACCTATTTATAGTACGGATATGGACGATAATGTTTTAGGTATGGCTCAATCAAATGGAACTATACTGGTAAATAAGAACGTATCGCCATTAGAATTACAAAAAAGTAAAACAATAGAACACGAAATGGTTCATATTGATCAGATGAAACGTGGAGATTTAGATTATACTGACACACATGTACTCTGGAAAGGAAAAAAATACTCTCGTTCAGCAATGAAAGAAGGGGCAAAAAATCTGCCTTGGGAAAAGGAAGCGTATACTAAGCAAAGCAAAAGTGTTAAATAATATATAATGCGCGTAATAATAATATTATATAAATTTAATATTATTTAATTATGAAAAAAGTATTTTTAATTTTAGTTATTGTGTTGTTAAGTTTTAATATTAAAGCACAAGAGAAGTTTATTACAGAAGATTTAATTGGATATTGGGAACCCAACAAACATGCAACACAACTAGTAATATGGAAAGATACTAATAATAACTTTCAATTAATTGAATTTAGCACTATAAGTGGAACTGCTTTATCTTTATTGTCAATGCAATTAAAAAATGAAACCTTAGTAATTAAGACTAGATTTGACGAAAAAAATTGGGTTACAGAATGCTTGTTTACTTTTATTAATAAAAACACATTACAGTGTATTGTAAAAGGGCCTATTAATGATACAATAATATATACAAAAATAAAATAACAAAATAATAAAAAACAATAAAATGGCATATACACAAAAACCTGGAAGAGGAAGCAATCCTAAAACAGGGCATGGAATTCCTGCTCCTTTTAAACAAATAACTGATGGACCAGCTACTACTAAAAGAAGAGCACAAGTAGACAAAAAAGAAGCCGCAGGCTACACAAATGAAGAAGTAAAAAACGCTACTAAATTTGCACAAGGAGCTAAAGGTACTGGAATAATGGGTAATACACAAATGAGTTCTCGTACTGGGGAAACAGAAGTAAAACCTTATGGAAGCAAATTAGTTACACAGCCAGGCGGAGATGTGTTTATGGTAAATAGTTCTGGGAAAACGGTTAAGTCTGCTAAAGCTAGCAAACTAAACTCTACGGCTATAGATAAACTAAAGAAAGATTTTGAATCAGAAAAGAAATCATACACTGATTATGCTACTGCAAATGTTATTGGTCAAAACGCTACCGCTAAAGTAGGGGGAGGATTTAAAAAATCTCCTACTAAAATGAAATGCTAAATGAAAAATCTATCAACAACAGGCTATAAAAAAGATAGTCCTGACAAAGATAGACCTTATAATGTAATACCAAGTGGGGAGATCACAATGAAAGATGTGGATTTCCCCGTATTGGGAATTGATAATTTAGGTAATAAAAAAGAAATGCAACCGGGTGAAGATTACTCTTTTCCTGGAAATACTGTTTTAGAGTTTAAATCTAATACGAAGAATAAAACAAAAATATACAATAGAATATTTAAAAAATAAATTATGGGACAATACGGTAATCAACCAGACTTCGCAACAACAGTAGATACAGTGGCTTCTTTGCCTTTAGGTAATATTAAGTCTGCAGCTATATATATTGGAGCGGTAGTTGATCCATTGCTTAATACTACAATAACAGTAAGACCTGTTGGTAATTCTGCGGACGTAACATTCTCTGGGCTAACTAGCGGAACATTTTTACCAGTTATTGTTTCTGGAATTACATCTGCAACTAATATTTCTGTATCAAATATTCTATTAGTATACTAATATGATAAATATAGGGATTGGGATAAGCTGGGCTAAGGCTATATATAGCGTGGCAAATAATGTTATTGCTAATTTTAAAGCAAGAGTATTATCATATCCAAATAGTATATTTGAAGCGGGGCCTTGCTTAGATGCAACATTAGAGGGCTTAAACGCAATTGGACTATTAGACAACGCTTCACTTATTATTACGCCAAACGCATACAATACAGGTATATTGTATGACGTAATACCTAATACTACATTAGGAGATATGGATGTAGTTCGTGCTACAACAGCAACGAGAGTAAATGCAAGTGGATTGATTGAAAGCGTAGCGAATAATGTACCACGTTTAGATTATTTAAACGCAAGTTGCCCGAGTATATTAGTAGAGCCTCAAAGAACGAATGTACAAATATCCAGCGAAGATTTTAGTAATGCTATTTATTTACAAATAGGAGTTACGGTTACTACAAATACAAACGTATCCCCAGACGGAAACACAACAGCCAATAGATTAACAGAAGACACTTCAACAGGACTTCATACTATTGATATTCTTAATCCTCCAGTAGTTGCTGGAAGTTATACGGTTTCAGTATTTGTAAAAGCAAATGGTAGAACTAAATTTCAAATATTAGGATTTTATGCACTTACAGGAAATGTAGATTTTGATTTAACCTTAGGAACTGCTACAACTACCGCACCAGCTTTAAATGGTAAAATAGAAAATTATGGTAATGGTTGGTATAGATGCCAAGCAACATTTACTGATTTAACCGGAGTTGGAGCGCAAATATTATTTAATATTTTAAACAACGCTGGGAGTAATATTTATACTGGCGATGGCACAAGTGGTTTAATTCTTTGGGGTGCTCAATTAGAAGCTGGGACTTATTCAACTTCATACATAAAAACTATTGCGTCTTCAGTAACTCGTAACGCAGATGTAATTTCTAAAACAGGAATAACTGATTTAATAGGGCAAACAGAGGGAACAATCTTTATTGATACATATATTGATGACTTTACAAAACAAATAAATGAACCAGTATTATTATATGTTAAAGGAACTTCTTCTGCTTTTATTGAAATAATTCCTACTGGACTTATTGTTGGAGCTTATAACAACGGTTCCACTTTTACTGGTTTAATTACAGCTGGAGTAACTCCACAAAATGGCAGACATAAAATAGCTTTTGCATATAAAAATAATGATTTTATTTTATATTATGACGGTATTCAATTAGGAGTTGATACAAGTGGTTTAGTATCGGGAAATTTAACAAGTTTTGGTTTACAATATGATGTTTCTCAATATATACCCAAGCAAAATGTTAATTCAGCACAGCTTTATAAAACACGCTTAACAAATACGGAACTTGCACAATTAACAACACTATAATGGAAATATACAAATTAAATTACAAAAACAAAGAAACTGCAATAGCTGATTTATTAGCAAAAGGGGTTTATGTAGAGGTTGAAGATTTAAACAAAGAAAAGCACCTTGTATATGCTAACGGAACTCAAGCTGTAGTTGATATAGGTAAAATAGTAAAAGTACCGGGAGAATATGATGATCAATGGAATGTAATTGTTGAACCTATATACTTTGACGGAGTATTCTATGATGTAATGACTACTGAAGTAATTGACTTTGGAACTAATGAAGTATTCCCTGTTGATTGTGTTCACTCATTTGCAGGGTACGCTCAAAATGCTGATGGTCCAGTAGATGAAGTAATAATTAAATAAAACAAGTAATTAAATAAATATAACAATAAACAATTAAATTAAATAAAATGGAAGTAGTAAAACAAATTACGCAAGAACAATTAAAAACAATTGTAAAGCATCAAAAAGAACTAACAAGTATTTTAACTAACATTGGAGTATTAGAGTCGCAAAAACACGGTCTGTTACATCAAGTAGCTGAAGTAAATAAAGATGCTGAAGAATTTAAAAATGTATTACAAGAAGAATACGGCGCTATTAATATTAATTTAGAAGATGGTTCTTATACTTTAATTGAAAATACAGAAGAAGATACTTCTAAATAATGGACAACATTATTAGAAAAATAAGTATAGGAGTTGATTATAAGAATGAGGCGATGCATTATTCTATTGGTCAATCCGTATATGGGGGTCATGAAATAACTTATATTAAGTTAGATACAAAAGACTCTTCATATAATATATACATAAAAAAAGGAGACGAAGTAATGCCATGGAAGAAATTTAATTCTAATATGGCCATTAGCGTAGAATTTGATTTAGAATACTAATGACAAGTGTATTTAGTTTTATCGTAAAACCAGTAGGTGAAAGATACGATAATGAAATTAAAGTAGATGGTGGAAACCTAGTACTTAATACAAAAATAGAAAGTTTTAAATCTGTGAATAACTTAGCGGAGGTTGTTGCAATCCCGCTAGCTTATTCAACTGACATAAAAGTTGGTGATTTTGTAATAATACATCACAATGTTTTTAGAAGATTCTACGACATAAAAGGTAAACAAAAAAATAGCAGAGCGTTCTTTATGGACAAAATGTATTTTTGCGATATAGATCAAATTTATTTATATAAAAGAGATAATAAGTGGAAGTCATTTGGAGACAGATGCTTTATTAAACCATTGAAAAATATAGATCATTTAAAGCTAGATAAAGAACAACGCCTTATTGGCATATTAAAATACGGTAATAGTTCTTTAAACGCGCTTAAAATAAACGAGGGAGACCTTGTGGGTTATACTCCTAACGGAGAGTTTGAGTTTGTTGTCGAAGGGCAAAGACTTTATTGTATGAAATCTAATGATATTGTAATTAAATATGAATATAAAGGAAACGAAGCAGAATATAATCCTGGCTGGACACAAAGCAGTACTTGAATTAATTAAAGTAGCAGAAGAAGCTATTTTAAATAACGGGGACGACGATTTGTCAGCAGATAAATTAAAGAACGCTGCAGCAACTAAAAAACTAGCCATATTTGATGCTTTTGAAATTCTTACCAGAATAGAAGAAGAGGAAAAAATGTTATTAGACGGAGACAGAGATATAGAGGTTAAAGTATTTAAAGGTTTTGCAGAAGGGAGATCTAAATAATGTACGAACAAACTCTATATAAAGTAGTACCAGATTATGTAAAGTCTAGTGTTATAAAACAAAACAACCGCCTTAAAAAATGGAAGTATGGATATGATAAGATTCATGATATGGTTGTTATTAGTAAAACTGGAAAGATTGGTGAAATCCTGGAAATCCAAAATTTAAAAATAGCATTACCATTAGCTGAAGATACTTATTCAAGATCTAAAGTTAAAGAAGAACAATACTGGAAACAAATGGAGTTTCCTAAAGAATTACATAAAATTAAAAACACGTTTGATTGGAATAAACAACCGGACGCTTTCAAAGATAGATGGTACGATTACATTGATAATGAGTTTAAATATAGAGAAGAAGGTTTGTTCTTTTATAATAATGGTAAACCAACTTATATAACAGGTACACATTATATGTACTTACAATGGAGCAAAATAGATATTGGAGCACCTGATTATAGGGAGTCAAATAGATTGTTCTTTATATTTTGGGAAGCTTGCAAAGCAGATAATAGAGCATACGGAATGTGCTATTTAAAGAATAGACGTTCTGGATTTTCATTTATGTCATCCGCAGAATTAGTTAACTTAGCAACTATATCAAGTGATTCAAGGTTTGGTATCCTATCTAAAAAAGGAGCAGATGCTAAAACAATGTTTACAGATAAGGTTGTGCCAATATCAATTAATTATCCTTTCTTTTTTAAACCTATCCAAGATGGTATGGATAGACCTAAAACAGAACTTGCATATAGGATTCCAGCATCGAAACTAACACGACGAAAGTTAGATTCTAACGAAAGATTAGAAGAACTTGAAGGACTTGATACAACGATCGACTGGAAAAATACTGGAGACAACTCTTACGATGGTGAAAAGTTAAAACTTTTAGTACATGACGAGAGCGGTAAATGGGAAAGACCTGATAATATATTAAACAACTGGCGTGTTACAAAAACAACGTTAAGATTAGGTAGTAAGATTATTGGTAAATGTATGATGGGTTCAACATCAAATGCTCTGGATAAAGGAGGAGAGAACTTTAAAAAACTTTATTACAATTCAGATGTTACAAAAAGAAACCGCAACGGGCAGACTAGCTCAGGATTATATAGTTTGTTTATACCTATGGAGTGGTCCTACGAGGGATTCATTGATACTTATGGCTTACCTGTATTCGATACTCCAAAAACCCCAGTCAAAGGCGTTGACGGAAACGAAATAGATTATGGCGTTATCGAGCATTGGCAAAATGAAGTAGATGGTTTAAAGTCTGATCAAGATGGTTTAAATGAATACTACAGACAGTTTCCAAGAACAGAGCAACACGCTTTTAGAGATGAAGCAAAGCAATCTTTGTTTAATCTTACAAAAATATACGAGCAAATAGATTATAATGATGATTTAAGGAATACAAGCGTTTTAACTCAAGGAAGTTTTCAGTGGGAAAATGGCATACCTGATACAAGAGTTGTATTCTATCCGAATAAAAACGGTAGGTTTTTAGTTTCATGGATTCCGCCAATACATTTACAAAACAATATAAAATCATTAAACGGGATAAAATATCCAGGCAATGAACATTGTGGTGCATTTGGTTGTGACCCTTATGATATATCTGGAACAGTAGACGGCAAAGGATCTAACGGGGCTTTAAGTGGGTTAACTAAGTTTTCTATGGAAGATGTGCCACCAAATAGTTTCTTTTTAGAATACATTGCAAGACCTCAAACGGCTGAGATATTCTTTGAAGAAGTTTTAATGGCTTGTATATTCTACGGAATGCCTATACTTGCAGAAAATAATAAACCCAGGTTGTTATTCCATTTTAAAAGAAGAGGTTATAGAGGTTACTCTATGAATAGACCTGATAAGGTGTGGAATAAATTATCTATAACAGAAAAAGATATTGGTGGAATACCCAATTCAAGCGAAGATATAAAACAAGCACACGCTGCGGCAATAGAATCATATATAGAGGATCATGTTGGATTAAAAGAAACCGGTTACGGTGATATGTATTTTAATAAAACATTAAATGATTGGGCTAGATTTAATATTAATGATAGAACAAAGCATGATGCTTCTATTAGTTCAGGGTTGGCTATAATGGCGTGTAACAAACATAGATATACACCAATAATGCCTTTTGTTAGACCCGTGCATGATTTAGGGTTTAAGAAATACGATAATACAGGTTCTTCATCAAAAATATACAAATGAATATATACACAAATACAAATAGTGCTTTTCCTAGTCAAGTTGTTAGTGATGCGGATAAAGCATCTGAAGAATACGGCTTACAAGTATCCCGCGCTATAGAACAAGAATGGTTTGACCAAGGCAGGACCACTCAAAATAGATATGTATCTAATTGGAATAATTTTCATCAATTAAGATTGTATGCAAGAGGAGAACAGTCGGTTCAAAAATATAAAGACGAATTAGCTACTAATGGCGATTTATCTTATTTGAATATAGATTGGAAACCCGTACCTGTTATATCTAAGTTTGTAGATATTGTGGTTAACGGTATGTCTCAAAAGACTTATGATATAAAAGCATACGCTCAAGATCAAGAGTCTTTAAAAAACAGAACAGCTTACGCGCAATCTATTTTAAGAGATATGTATTCTCAGGATTTATTAAACAAAGCTAATAGCGTTACGGGGCAGGATTTTTCTGCTTCTCCGTTATCTGCAGATGCTTTACCTGAGAATCAAGAAGAATTAGATTTGCACATGCAGTTATCCTATAAACAATCAATAGAGATTGCTGAGGAAGAAGCGATTAATAATGTGTTGGCATCAAACAAGTGGGATTTAACTAGAAGAAGATTAAACTACGATTTAACAGTTCTAGGTATTGCTTGTGTTAAAACAAACTTTAATGTATCAGAAGGCATAAAAGCTGAATATGTAGACCCTGCTTATTTAGTTTATTCTTATACAGAAGATCCAAACTTTGAAGATATATATTATGTTGGAGAAGTTAAAGCGGTTACAATTCCTGAATTAAAAAAAGAATTTCCGAATATAACAGACGAAGAGTTATATAAAATTCAACAAATGCCTGGTAACAGACAGTATATAACAGGATGGGGTAATTATGATGAAAATACCGTTCAAGTATTATATTTTGAATATAAGACATACATGAATCAAGTATTTAAAATAAAATACGGTGATAATGGTTTAGAAAAAGCTATTGAAAAAACAGACGATTTTAATCCACCACCAAGTGATAATTTTGAAAGAATTTCTAGAACTATAGAAGTACTTTATACAGGGGCTAAAATCCTGGGTACTACAACAATGCTAGAATGGAAGTTATCAGAAAATATGTCAAGACCTTATGCTGATACAACTAAGGTAGAAATGAATTATGTTATTTGTGCGCCTAGAATGTATAAAGGTAGAATTGATTCTACTGTAAACAAGATTACAGGTTTTGCAGATATGATTCAATTGACCCATTTAAAGTTACAACAAGTAATGTCTAAGATAATTCCTGACGGAGTATTTTTAGATATTGATGGATTAGCTGAAATTGATTTAGGGAATGGTACGAATTATAATCCAGCGGAAGCATTGAATATGTATTTCCAAACAGGTAGTATAATTGGTAGATCTTTAACACAAGATGGAGGCCAGAATTTAGCAAGAGTTCCAATCCAAGAATTAAGTAGCTCTTCTGGGCAAGCAAAAATAGCTTCTCTTATACAAACTTATCAGTACTATTTACAAATGATACGCGATGTTACGGGACTTAATGAAGCTCGTGACGGAAGTATGCCAGATAGAGATGCCTTAGTAGGGCTTCAAAAGATGGCTGTGAACGCATCAAATACCGCTACAAAGCATTTAGTGCAAGCTAGTATGTTTTTAACGCTTAGAACGTGCGAAAACATATCTCTTAGAATTGCGGACTGTTTGGATTATCCTCTTACTGCAAAAGTATTAGAACAAAGTATTACAACTTATAATACATCGACATTAAGAGAAATTAAAAACTTAAACCTTCATGACTTTGGTATCTACTTAGAGTTAGAGCCAGACGAAGAAGAAAAAGCAATGCTAGAGCAAAACATACAAGTTGCTTTGCAAAGCGGAGGAATTGATTTAGACGATGCTATTGATATTCGACAAATAAAAAACTTAAAGTTAGCAAATCAAATGCTAAAGTTAAGAAAGAATAAAAAACAAAAAGCCGCTCAAGAGTCTCAAATGAGGAATATACAAGCTCAGGCACAAGCTAACCAAGAAACGGCTCAACAAGCCGCGTTGTTTGAAGTTCAAAAGCAACAAGCATTAACACAGGAAACTATAAACATAGAGAAGGCTAAGTCCCTACTTGAAATGCAAAAATTACAAGCAGAGATGCAATTTAAGCAGCAAATCATGGAACAGCAATTCCAATATGATCTTCAGTTGGCTCAAGCTAGTATACAAACAAAACAACAATTACAAACAGAAGCAGAAGATCGCAAAGATAAAAGAACAAAAATACAAGCCACACAGCAATCAGAATTAATAGACCAAAGAAAAAATAATGCAATGCCAAAAGACTTTGAATCACAAGATGATTTAGCAGGAATGTTTGGTATGTAACAATACTTATTAACTAATTTTATATTATTATATCATGTCAGAAATTGTAAAACAAGAAGGAGACTTTAAAATCTCAAAACCAAGAAAGCCTAAAAGCTTAAATCAAGAAGATAAAGTTACAAAAGTAGATTTATCAGTAAATAGAGCAGAACCGGAAATTACCAAAGTGGTTATACCAAACTTAAACGCAGAAACAGATGCCATTCAAAAGCAAAGCACAGATGAAAGCTTGTTACGCTCAGAACAATCCGAAGTGGGATTGTATGAAATGGAGCAAAGAAACGAAGGGACCCCTGAAAATGTTATTCAAGAAATTACAGACGAAGAAGTAAAAGTAGAGATTAAAGTTATTGAACAAGAAGCTGAAAAACATATTCAAGAACAAATCAATACGGGAAAGCCCTTACCAGAAAATATAGAGAAGCTAGTTACCTTTATGGAGGAAACTGGTGGTACTGTTGAAGATTATGTTAGATTAAATGCTGATTATTCTTCAATAAATAAGGAAACTTTAATAAAAGAATATTATAAAAAATCACGACCGCATTTAGATCTTGAAGAGATTGAGTTCTTAATGGAAGATAAATTTAGTTATGATGAAGACGAAGATGATGAGCGAGACATCAAAAAGAAAAAACTCGCGTTTAAAGAAGAGGTTGCAAAAGCAAAGGGTTTCTTAGAAGATCTTAAAGGTAAATATTACGACGAAATCAAGTTGAGACCCGGCGTAACCAAAGAACAACAGGAAGCCTCTGATTTTTTCAATCGCTATAAGAAGAATGAAGACGAGTCTAAAACGCGACACGATCGTTTTAAGCAGGACACTAAAAGTTTATTTACTAATGATTTCAAAGGTTTTGAATACAATGTTGGTGAAAAAAGATTTAGATATACTGTGCAAAATAACGAACAAGTTGCAGAGAAACAGTCAGATATTAATAATTTCCTCGGGAAGTTCCTGGATAAAGAAGGAAATATTAGTGACACTAAAGGTTATCACAAGGCTTTGTACTCCGCTATGAACTCTGATAAAATTGCACAACACTTTTACGAACAAGGAAAAGCTGATGCGATTAAAGAGGTAGTAACTAACTCAAAAAACCCTGGAGCTGCTCAACCAAGACAAACGTCTGGCGAGGTATTTATCAACGGTCTAAAAGTTAAATCTATCAGCGGTTTTGATTCTTCTAAATTAAGAATACAAACAAAAAAATTTAACAATTAAAATTAAAGAATTATGTCAAATGTGACTCCACAATTCGGGACGATTAAACCGTCTCAAAAACAACAAGCGTTAGAGACAAATTACTTAAACTTCGCAAACGGAAGTGGTAATGATTTTGCTCAACAATATTTACCTGAAATCTACGAAGCTGAAGTAGAGCGTTACGGAAACAGAACTCTTTCTGGATTCTTACGTATGGTAGGAGCTGAAATGCCAATGTCTTCTGATCAAGTTATTTGGTCTGAACAAAATAGATTACACATTGCTTACAAAGATGTAACTTGTGCAACTGCAACTACTTTAACATTTACAACTGGTGGAACTGGTGTTAACTTCGTTCAAAACGTTGTTTCTCCTGGTCAAACTTTAGTAGTTATGAACCCTGCAACTGGTACTGAACTTAAAGTTCTTGTTAGTGCTTCAAGTACTGCATCTACTACCGCTACTCTTACGGTTTATCCTTATACACAAGCTAGTTTAACTTCTGGTACTGTATCATTCTCTGGAGCAACAAACCTTAAGATCTTTGTTTATGGTTCTGAATTTATAAAAGGAACTACTGATGCGTCTATTAACGCTGTAACTCCATCATTCACTCAATACAATAACTCTCCTATCATTATCAAAGAAAGATACCAAATCTCTGGATCTGATACTGCTCAAATTGGGTGGGTTGAAGTTGCTACTGAAGATGGTACTGGTGGATATTTATGGTACTTAAAAGCTGAATCTGAAACAAGATTACGTTTTGAAGATTACTTAGAAATGTCAGTTATTGAAGGTGAATTATCAGCTGCTAGTTCAGGTGTATCAACTTTGACTCCTGCTACTGGTGTAACTTACAAAGGAACACAGGGTCTTTTTGCTGCTATTAAAGAAAGAGGTAATATCGTAAATAACTTTACTGCTGCTGCAGGATTAAGTGATTTTGATTCAATCTTGAAAAACTTAGATACTCAAGGAGCTATTGAAGAAAACATGTTCTTCTTGAACAGATCAACTTCTCTTGACTTTGATGATATGTTAGCTTCTTTATCTTCTGGTGCTGCTGGAGGTGTTGCTTACGGTTTATTCGAAAACTCTGAGCAAATGGCTTTGAACTTAGGTTTCTCTGGTTTCCGTAGAGGATCTTACGATTTCTACAAAACTGATTGGAAATATTTGAATGATGCTTCTACTCGTGGTGGTGTTGCTAATACTTCAATCGATGGTGTATTGATTCCTGCTGGAACATCCACTGTATACGATCAACAATTAGGTACTAACATCCGTAGACCTTTCTTACACGTTCGTTATAGAGCTAACCAAGCTGACGATAGAAGAATGAAATCTTGGATCACTGGATCTGTTGGAGGTGCTTACACTTCTGATCTTGATGCAATGCAAGTACACTTCTTGTCTGAAAGATGTTTAGTTACACAAGCCGCTAACAATTTCGTATTGTTTACTGCATCAGTGTAAAAATATGGTGATATTACCCTCGTTGAATTTACGGGGGTAATTATTACCTTTTTAAAAATTTATTAAATTATATTATATTATGGCGACAACGCAAAAACCAAAAATTAAAGAAGAGTACGTAGAAACAAACAATGTTGAAGTACTAGATTATGTTGAAACGGTTGAAAAACCAAAAACTATTGAAGTTAAACTTCCAAAAAATAACTGGGAAATAAAAGACAGAACTTACATTATTGCAGACAGTCATTCACCATTGACGTATACTTTGCAAGGTAAGCATACACTTAGATACCCATTGTTATGGTTTGATAAAATAACAGGTGAACAAGAAGAATTAAGATACGCTACAAATCAGAATTCTCCTTTAGTTAAAGACCAAAAAGGTCAAGTAACATTAGGACATATTTTATTTGAAAATGGAACCTTATTTGTTCCTAAAGAAAAACAAAACTTACAAAAATTATTATCAATATACCACCCCGGATTGGGAACTAAGTATTATGAATTTGATGCTACAGGTGAAGCAGAAGACGATTTAGATTATTTAGAATTAGAAGTGGAAGCAATGAATGCTGCTTTTGAAATGGATATTGATATTGCGGAGGCAATTGTAAGAGTAGAAGTTGGTTCTAGAGTCAATAAGATGAGTTCTAAGGAGATAAAAAGAGATTTATTATTACTAGCTAGAAGAAACCCTTCTTTGTTCTTAGAATTAGCTAATGACGATAATGTTCCGCTTAGAAATTTAGCTATTAGAGCAACAGAAGCAGGAATTATAAAACTATCACAAGATCAAAGAACTTTCCATTGGGGAGAGAATGATAGAAAATTAATGACGGTGCCATTTGATGAGAATCCTTATTCCGCAATGGCTGCATTCTTTAAGACAGATGAAGGTATACAAATCTTCAAGTCGATAGAGAAAAAATTAAAATAATACGTAATAATAATAATTAGGCGGTTATTGTACTTAAACCTGCAATAACCGCTTAACTATTATAATAAAGATAACAAATGGCAGTAAATGTAGATTCAGTATATAAAACAGTCTTATTAATACTCAATAAAGAGCAGAGGGGATATATTACTCCTGAAGAATTTAATAAGATAAGCAGTCAAGTTCAACAAGAAATATTTGAAACATATTTTGAGGATTTAAACCAACAACTTAGAGTTCCACAAACTGATGCAGAGTATGCCAACAGACAAAAGAATATAGATAATAACATAGCTATCTTTAAAACTTTTGGCGCATGCACGTATCCTGGTCCTTATTTTCAACCACCGGCTAATGTGCATCGTATTGGGACAGTTATATATAAAGACGAAATTGAAGTAGAAAGAATTCAAAAGAATGACTTATTATACTTAAATTTATCTACATTAACAAAACCAACAACTACCTTCCCCGTTTATTTATATGAAAATTCAACTGTTGGAACCGTTGGAGGCGATACATCTATACCTCATATATATGTTTATCCAAAAACAATAACAGGAGCTGGGGTAATTTCTTGTAGTTATATTAGAAAACCAAATGATGTAGTTTGGGCTTATAAAGGTTTGCCTACAACTCCTAACGCTGGAGTGCCTTGGACTACCGGTCCTTATATATATGACTCAGTAAATTCAGTACAATTTGAATTGAGTCCTACGGAAAAAACAAATATTATAATAAAAATACTTGGTTATGCAGGCGTTATAATACGTGACCCTGAAATTGTACAAGCAGCATCCCAGAAAGCACAATCAGAGGAAGTTAATTCAAAAAGCTAATAAACCATGCCAATACCAAATAACGGCTTAATAACCGAAACAAATAGACAATATTACGAGGGAGCTCAAGGTTTTATAGGGGACAACTCTACTTTATCGTTTTTAACTACATTTAATACAGATTTAATTTACGGTAGTTATGATCCAAATGATATTGACTACGCCTTAAATAATTATAAATTATATAGTAGTCTTACCGGTTTTCCTGGTTCTTTTACTGAGGTTATTGCTAATTACGCCATAGTTGCCAATGCTGTTGTATTTACCGCTGGTAACGCTCCGGCTGCCGGTGAATATATAGTTGTGCAGTTAAAAATTTTAGACGGCGGTAATTATGGAGATCCATTAAATCCAAATAGTTATGCTTATGGTAATACTGTAGAGCAGAATTATGGTAGTTATGCTTATATTGCTTTAAATGATATTGTAAATAACTTTATGAGTGCTTACGTTGGTCCTGAGAAATTAATACCTTCTGTAAAAAGAACCGACGTAATATTCCACGCTAAAAGAAGTATGCAGGAATTTAGTTATGATACTTTAAAAAGTATTAAATCTCAAGAACTAAATATTCCCCCAAGTTTAAGTATTGTTATACCCCAAGATTATGTTAACTATGTTCGCATGTCATGGATAGACGCTAGCGGGGTAAAACATATTATATATCCCACAAACAATTTAACTATAAGTCCTTACGAGAATCCTATTCAAGATTCTAGAGGAGTACCTATTCAAGATAACTTTAGTTCAAACATCGAAGGAGACTCTTTGACTGAGCAAAGATGGAGAACGCACGGTGGTATCCCGCTTAGCTTTGACGCTAGTAGTTTTGTAGGCGATTGGTATAATGGAGATATGTGGGTTCAAAGCGCATGGTATGGCAGAAGATACGGAATGGATCCTCAATATGCAAATATTAACGGTTACTTTACAATAAACGAAAGAGAAGGTAAAATTTCTTTTAGTAGTGATCTTGTAGGTAAGTTAATAGTATTGGAATACGTTTCAGATGGCCTTGCTTACGATTTAGACTCTAGGGTACCTAAAATGGCAGAAGAAGCAATGTATGCTTATATATTACATGGTATTATTGCATCAAGATCAAACCAACCAGAATATTTAGTACAAAGACTTAAACAAGAGAGAACTGCTAAATTAAGAAACACAAAGATAAGATTATCTAATATCAAGTTAGAGGAAATCACTCAAGTATTAAGAGGTCAATCTAAATGGATTAAACACTAAAATTAAATGGCTGAAGTTAAAAATAATTTTCTAGGCGCAAAGATGAATAAAGACGTTGATGCTAGGATAATTCCTCCTGGAGAATACAGAAACGCTTTAAATTTACAAATAAATAAATCAGAAGGATCTAGTGTGGGTGATTTACAAACCTCGCTAGGCAATGAATTATTTATTAACTTTAGAAGTGCAGAACTAACAAATAACAATAATATTGAATGTATTGGCACTTATACCGATGAAAAGAGTAATATTATAATATTCTTTTTAACAGATTATAATCAACCAGCAGGCGCTCCTGCTTATAATGAAAACGCCAATAATTATATATATTTGTATAATAGTCAAACTGGATTAATAGCTAAACTTGTTGAAGGAGCTTTTCTTAATTTTTCTATAACTAATCCTGTAATAGGTGTTAATTTATTAGAAGAATTATTATTTTGGACTGACAATAGAAATCAACCTAGAAAGATTAATATTGTAACGGCAGAACAACAACCTGGTTATTACACAACCGAAGAACAAATATCTGTAGCAAAACTAAACCCATACATTCCAATTGAAATGTATAAAGTTAGTACAACCGCTCCAGTAACAATTCCGCCAACGTACGAAACCACAATGTACGATGTTACCAGTGAGTACTATCCTGACGGTGGTTCAGCTGTAACAAGGGCCGCGGTGACTGCTAGCGCTACTGTTATATTAAAAGGCGATGGGTATATTCCAAGTCGTTTTAGACCAAAACCCGGTCAAATAATATCGGGCACTACTATAGTTGGGTTACCCATAGTATTAAGTTTTACTCAATCCGCAACAGCCCCTTATGACGGCACAATGGTGCTAAGCACTGCTCAAACCATACTAATCAATACTGTTTTAAAAGTAAACGCAAACCCTTATTATGATTCAACATTTATAGGTGATCCTAACTATTTACAAGATAGATTTGTTAGATTTAGCTATAGATTTAAGTTTGATGATGGAGAATATTCTATATTTGCTCCATTTACACAAGTTGCATTTATACCAAAACAAGATGGTTATTTTAAAAGATCTAAGTTTACCGGAACAGTTCCTGTCCCAACAATCAAAAGAACAGATGGCATACAAGGCACAGACCCTATAGTAGGTCCTCCTGCTGTAGCGGGAATTTCTGCCGGTTATGTTATTAAATTTGAAGATAATTTAGTAGTCCCATTGCCGGGACAATTAATAACTTGTTCTATTGCTAATGCAATAGGTCCTGAAACTTATGTTGTAGAATGGAATCCACCTTATTTATTAATGAGTAAAGAAGCGTACCCACCGCCATACCCGCCTAACCCTACACCTATAGCTATACCAAATAGAACAGACTTTACATTTACAACTATACCTCCTGATTGGCAAGAAGATGATCAAGAAGCCACGTATAAAAGCACTGTAGTTGACTTTATGCAAAATAAAGTCAACAAAATATTGTTGCGTATTACTTTACCTACTATAGCTTCTAGTGTTAGATCTGAATATAAGATTACAGAAGTTGATATTCTTTATAAAGAATCAAATGGGTTGTCTGTTTCAGTTGTTGATTCTATACCTATAGAAGTAATATCTGCAGCTTCACCTAGTTCTAATATATATGAATATGTTTATGAATCTAAAAAACCGTTTAAAACGCTTCCCGAAAAAGACCTAATTAGAGTTTACGATAAAACGCCTATAAGAGCACTTGCTCAAGAGGTAATAAGCAATAGAATTGTATATGGTAATTATCAAGATAAATCTACTTACCCAAAGTATTTAAACTATAATGTTAAGTATTCTCAAAAATCAATTTTTGATCCCTCCTCATACGTAGCGGATAATAGAACTAGCATTATTGAATATCCTAATCATAGTTTAAAACAAAACAGAACTTACCAAGTTGGCATTGTACTAGAAGATATTTTTGGCAGACAATCAGGCGTTATTTTGTCAGACTCAACAATAGGTCAAGAAGGCGAGGGCGGTGGACTTTTCAAGGCAGCATCTTTATTTGTGCCTTATAGAACTGTAGCCGAAAACGCAGCCACTGAAGGAAACGCTTTGTTTTTTCCTGGATATTCATTAAAAATATTATTTAATTCTATTATTCCTAACGATTTGCCAAATATAGCCACAGGTTGGCCTGGACTATACCAAGGAAATAGTGCGTTACAAAATTATAATCCACTTGGTTGGCATTCGTATAAAATAGTTGTAAAACAAGTAGAACAAGATTACTATAACGTATATTTACCAGGGGTGTTAGCTGGTTATCCTATAGAACCTTTCTACAAAGAATCTTCAAATCCACTTGAAACAGATTCTAAAGCGTATGGTAAAACTTCACATATTGTGCTTTTTAATGATAATATAAATAAGGTGCCTAGAGATTTACAAGAAGTAGGCCCTGTACAATTACAATTTAGGAGTAGCGTTAGATTATATGGCAGGGTAGAAAACAATATTTTATATGATGGAGAAGAAGTCGGCCCGGTAGTTTCTTCTAATGCTCAGTACTATCCGGCAAATACTTTTTTGTTTGCAAATACAATAGCAACTACCGAGTCTTTGTTTGGCGTTACTAGTACCACTCCTACATATCCTTTTGGAGCTTTTTATAATGTAAACTCTAATCCTTTAGTGGCTAGATTATCTACTCCTGCAATTTATGGGGTTCAAACTATGAAAGCCCCGGTTTTTCAGGGGTTGGTTGGTGGCACTACTACTCTAGGATCAGATAATGTTATTTCTTTAGCTGTATTAGAAACCCAAGCAGACGAGTCTTTATTGGACATATATTGGGAAACATCTACTGTTGGTTTAATAAGCGAATTAAACGCGGCTATACTAGAAGGATCAACTGGACCAACTCAAATAGAAGGATTTGATTTCAATTTACCAGAAAGCATAGGAAATAACAATGTATGCTCTGGCAGATTTTACTTTCAAGACGTATCAGGAGCAACCATAGTTAATATAGACATAGATAATTTATTAGTAACTAATTTATTAAACACGCCTAGAACGGCGGATTTTGTATACGTTAAAATAGACGCTGGTGACGTTACAGACCCTAATTTTCCTACAGCAGTTGCTTGGGATACTTTTTATTTAAAGACAACAACTTATTTTTATTACGGATTTAATGCCGCTATAACTGAGTCTTATAGATTTGTATTTACAGCTACACCGGCATTAGGTCTTAGCGGAAATGTTACAAAAACTGGGGCGTTAATAAACGTAGTCCCTACAATAACAAATAAAAATCCATCGAATGAATATTACACATTAACACAATTGGTTCATCGCTTTGGCGGTTTAAATGGTTCCGCTATAGCCGGAGGATATTCTAATTTGGATCAACAATGGGATATTATTAGTGCCGTTGAAACTGGCACAATTAATAGCGCTGTAGGCGTGTTTTTTATAGACAATTCTACATTTAATAATAATAATAAAAGAGGGGGCGTGTATTTTACAAACCCAACACCTCCTGGAGGCGCTTTTGATTATACAATAGTAGTTAGATTAACGGACGCTGGCGGGTTATCCGATCAATGCACTATGCGTATTCAACCCGTTCCGTAATAATTAAAATATAAAATATGGCAGCAGAAATAGAAGTTAAGTATTTTAATACTTTTATATTAAAAAACACTTTAGATGACAATGAATATAACGCTTCTTCAGTTTGGAATGGTTCTTTAGGGATACCCGAGGTTATAGGCGGTTATCCTAGAGGAGCTGCTATACAAACACCAAACGCAAATATAAATAATTGGTTTGTAGAGGAAGCAAGGATACGAGGTGGGTATAATAATACTATAGTAAACCTTGGCGTACGAGCTTACATAGTCGACGAAGATAATACCGCAAATATTAGAACTAGTTCTATGATATATTCTGGTATATATAATTCAAGAACTGGTATAAACCAAACAAATGAATTCTCAGTAGGCGAAGACATAAGTAAAAGTTCTGATCCAGCAAATGGGTCAATACAAAAACTATATGCAGAAGACACCAACTTAATAATATTCCAAGAAAATAAAGTAAGTAGAGCGTTGATAGACAAAGATGCGGTTTATTCCGCAGAAGGAGAAGCACTGACAACCTCAGGAAGCGCTGTAATTGGCCAGATTCAACAATATGCTGGTAACTATGGTATAAGCAAAGATCCTCAAAGTTTTGCTGTCTATGGTTATCGAAAATACTTTACAGATAGATTTAGAGGAGCGGTTTTAAGATTGTCACAAGATGGTATAACTGAAATATCAGGATATGGAATGATTGATTTCTTTAGAGATGAATTTGTAAACATAGATTCGGCTCAATTTGGACCTGGATTAGTAATTGGCGGTTGGGATATACATAATAAACAATATGTATTATCTTTACAACGTTCTTTTAATAATCCTAATAAAGATTATTATACTGTAATATTTGATGAATCATCTAATGGTTTTACAAGTTTCTTTAGTTATGATCCTTCTCAAATAATAAGTTTAAAAAATAGTGTATATACAGTTAAAAGCGGTAAATTGTGGCAACATTATAGCAATATTGTAAATAACAATAATTTCTATGGGATATATACTAAGTCTAGTATTACTTTTGTTTTTAATGAAAATTCTGGAATGTCTAAAAACTTTAAAACAATTAATTACGAAGGTGATAATGGGTGGCAGTTAGATACTTTTATATCCGATGCTCAGCAATATGATTTTAATGATCTATTTCAAACCGCTCCACTTACTCCGCCTTTTACATTATGGAATGCCAACGGTAACTGGTTAATGAGTAATGATACCGTTGCTTTAATCCCAAGTTATTTAGCTGGTGCTTACGATGCTTCAGGTAATACTTATCCTTTAGCTTTGACTCCACCTATTTATAGATATGGATTTGAAAGAAAAGAAAATAAATACTACGCAAATCTAGTTAACAATAGTACATCAACAAATGGAGAGGTTATATGGGGTAATGATGTTTCTGGAATAAAAGGAAAATATGCTACTGTAACTTTATCTACTGACACTATAACAAACTTAGGTGGTCCTAAAAAGCTATGGAGTGTAGGTTCAGAATATGTGGTATCAAGTTATTAATAATTAAATTAAATTAAATGAAATTAAAAGCAAGAGAATTAAGAGAAACAGATTGGAATGAATTGCCTTCATGGTGGAAATGGTGGAGATGGCCAGAAGTAAGTAGAGATATATTGCCATTGAATGGATTGGGCGGTATTATGGTTTATAAAGACGGTATTAATATTGCTGCTGGATTTTTATATTTATCAAATTCCAAGGTAGCATGGCTAGATTGGATTGTATCAAATCCTGAATATAAAGATAAAGATAGAAAGGAAGCTTTAGAGTTATTAATAAATACTTTAGAAGAAGTGGCTAAACAACAAGGATATAGCGTAATAATAACTATAACCAAGAGTAAACATTTAATAGACACTCATAAAAAATTAGGATATACTGTGGATACAAACCCATCGTATGAAATTTCAAAAAAAATAAAATAATATGGCAGCATTAACAGCATTAGCTATAGGGGCCGGCGCGTCTATGATTGGTGGTTTGGTTGGAAGCAATCAAGCGGGTCAAGAGGCAAAAGGATATAGAAACGAGGCTAGTAGAAAAGCAGCAGAAATAGCTGAATTAGAAAAAAATAGACAAGCAATACCTAATCCGTATGCAAATGTAAAAGACCTTAGCGGAATTGCTAAAGATCTTAGCAGCATGATTAGTAATCCATTTGCTAATCTAGGTGTTGCAACTCAAGCTGCCAAAATGCAAGCTGAAGAGTCTGATATATCTTTAGCCAACACTTTGGATACATTAAGAGCAACAGGAGCAAGCGCAGGTGGGGCAACTGCTTTAGCACAGGCCGCATTACAAAGCAAGCAAGGCGTTTCCGCTAGCATTGAAAAACAAGAGGCTGATAATGAAAAATTAAAAGCCCAAGGAGAAGCGGAGAAGCAAGCTAAGAAAATGGAGGAAGCTCAAAGGCTACAGCAAGCTAAGTATTCAGAAGGAATAAGAATGCAAGCCGCGGAAACCGAAGGTATTAAGTTTAAATATGGCGAACAAGAGTCTAGAGACATTTCCAAACTAAATAGATTAGCGGGACAAGAGGCACAAGCAAGACAAAATCAAGCTGCTGCAAAACAAGCTCAAAGTGCTGCTATCGGTGGCGCTATAAGCGCTGTTGGAAGTATTGCGGGGGGATTTGCTGCAGGTAGTTAATAATAAGTTAAAAAAATATAAACTATGGGATATTATGAAAATCCTCCAATTATACAACCAAGTAGAGGTAGTGAAATAGTTACAGCTTCTATAGTTGACGCTGCTAATTCTCTTGCTCAAGGGTTTATGCTAAGAGGAGAAAGAAAACGTCAAGAAGAAAAGGAACGCAAGTTAACTCTTCAAAAACTACAAGACAGAAAAAACGAAACAGATTTATATTATAATGATAAACTTTCGGATTGGTCTGTTAAAGAGCCAAAGATTAATGATGTTGTAGATAAAAAAATATATAGTATAATTCAACAAAAAATAACTTTAGCGGCGGATTCTAGAATTGCTTTGCTAAATGAAACTGATCCCGGTAAAAGACAAGAATATTTAAAGAACATTAGAAATGCTGACAATTCTTTAGTAAACGCCGCGGGGTTTAGTAAAAGAATAGGGGAGCAGACCGCTACGTGGAGAATGGCTACTAAAGCCAGTCAAGTTGGTACTCCTGGAGGTAACGTTGTTAATGGCAAAGACGATGCGGATATATTAAATAATACCGCTGTATTAGAAATAGTAGGTGGAATGGATGCAATGTATGAGGACTCTAACATTGATGTTGAAGAAGACGAAAACGGAGACGGGTTTATATTAAAAGTGTCCGGCAAACATAAAGATGGTACAACTTTCAATGTTCCTATACGTTCTAGAGAATATTTAAAAGCGGATTCAGAAATGGGTGATGGTTTATTATTACCTGTTGAAAGTTTAGATACATTCCAAACACAAGCTATGCAACACGTAGCGGATAAAAAGGGAAAAGTATATGAAGGAATGCTACTTAATACTACTGATACAGTTGATTTACCAAGTTCTGGTGGAGATATTTACCAAATGAGAAATGCTAGAAGGCTACAAGAACCATTAATTAAAGCGGAAATAAACAAAACGTCGTCTGTAACTGCCTCTGGTTTAATAGGGGCAGATAGCCAGTCTAGACTTAGAACATACATTGACTATACCCTGGAACAAGGTCCTGGCTGGTATGATAAAAACTTTAAAAATATTACTAATCCAAATGTTCAAAAAGCTACATTAACAAATTTGCTTACAGACAAAGCCTTTGGAGAATTAGTTAGGGACTTGCCTAGAGTAACTCAAAAAGACGGAAGCATTGCTTATTATAATCCAGACCCACCAACAGGCATAAAACCAAAAGAAAAAGCCGCTAAAGGAACTAAAACTACGGGCCAAACCGGTACTCAAAAAAATCAAGTAGATTTTAATAATCGTATTAAAGAGGTTATTAATACAGGTGAAGGTGGAGTTTCAAAAGGCGGATATACTCTTATGAAAATGGAAGGAAGATGGGGAGTATATGATAAAGATGGTTTACCAAAACCGGGCACAGAAGATATAACAAATCCAACAATATTAGCCACGTTTATAGGCGGAACATTAAAAAGACCATTAAAATAATAATTAAATCAAAAGAATATGGAAGAGTACATTAACGAAGAAGGTGATTTATATACAATAGACGAGATAAATCAAACCGCTAAAGATAATAATACAACATTTGAGGATATTGTTAAAAGAAATAAATTAGGATTAAAGACTAAAAAAGAAGAGGAAATAAAAATTGAAGAGCCGGGAAAGCTAAAACCTGTTGTAAAAAAAGATGCGGTTGCAACAGTAAAAAGTACGGCATCCAAATTGGTAAAACCTTCTTCGGTATCTCAAGATAATGTTTGGGGAAAAACCAAATCACAACCTGATTTTGTAACTAATCTTGAAAAGGTTGCCGCCCCTGTTAAAAAAGATAATAAATTAAGATCTTTTGAGGCAAGAAGTACCGGCAACATTGCTCCTAATTCTGATCAAGCATGGATTCCTTCTATTGCAAATTATAAAAAAGCTAGTACATCAGAAACCGAAATACCAAAAGAGTTTTTAAAAAAATCATTAGAATATTTAAAAACTAAAGAAGGGGTAAAATTTGAAATTGAAAAACAAGATTTGGACTTAAAAGATCCAAACTTATATTACTCTACTTCTAAAAAAGGAGACGAGTTTGTTAATCAAAATTATAATTCGGATAAACTTAAGAAATTAGGGATTAATCCAGATGATTTTGACGGGTTTATAAATAAAAAAGGATATAAAGATGATTTTATAAACAAAGATCAAAGCGGCGCGTTTCAAAGGAATTGGTTAGAAAAGTTTGAAGACATAGCTCCTGAGTGGATGGGTAGAAGTACTCAATCGCAAGAAGAAGTACAATTTAAAAAAGAAAAAATTTTAAATAATTATTTAAACATTTATTTAAAGGATAAAGATAAAAATGCTAATCTATATAAACAATTAAAGGATAAAGAACTTAATCCTGAAAAAGATTGGCAAGAAATTAATAAAACTAATAAAGAAGTACCTGTTATTGATCCTAATTTGGTTTCAGAGTATAATAAAACTATGTTCCCTACTATAGCTAAAATAGATGCTAATAAAATAATAGAGGATAAAAAAATAGTTGAACATCTTAGAACTAGAAGCACGCCAATGGCTGCCTTAGAGGAAACTTGGGGGTTTGGCAAAGAGTTAGTTGGCAGTATGTGGAATACTAGTAAAGAATTAATAGCTACTGGTCAAGATTTAATTGGGCTTGATAAAGAGGCTGACGTTATTAGAAGTCAAGCGGCTTATGATGAATATAAAAACCCTGATACAAGGGGTATTGGTGGATTTATTAAAGGCAAAAGTACAACTATTGACGGTATAAAATACCAAACCGACGATGCGGGTAATATATATAATGTAACCCATGGATTTAATATTGCCGGGTTGGTTGATGATAGTGAATATCAAAATATTAAAAAAGGTATACAAGAAAATGGTAAAGAAGATTGGTATATAAGTCCTAGAGGTGCTGCAAAAAGCACTGCTCAAGTATTAGGAGCTATGGTGCCACAAATAGTATTGACCGAAATGACTATGGGTCTAGGCGGCGCTATTGGCACAAGAGCTTTGGCTACTCGGGCTGGATTTTCTTCTGTTGCAGAATATAAAAACATGGTAAATCTTAGCGAAGCCGTTGGAGGTAAAGTATTATCTAAAATGCCATTACCTGTAACTAAAGATATGGCAGGTGCTATTGTAACACAATCCGCTTTTGGATATTCCAATGGATACGAACAAACATTAAAAGCCGCCCGCGACGCTGGAATAAATGACAAAGACGCGGAAGCGTTGGCATTAACAGCGGGTAATCAAATGGCTTTATTATATGGTGCTACAGCTCCATTGTCGCCTCAAACAAAAGCAAGAGAACTTATATTTGGTTCTGCTGAAAAAAGGCTATTAAAAGAGGCTTTAAATGAATATAGAAACAATGGGACAAAAGGATTTATAAATAATTTAACTAGCAGTGTAAAATCCGCGGCTAGAAGTGCTGTAGGATTTGTTGAAGAAGGCGGAAAAGAGGCAGTTCAAGAAAATATACAACAAGTAGGAGAACAAGAAATTGTTAATGCTAATATAAATGAACTTGCTGGACAAAAAATATTAAAAGATACTTATACTTACCAAGATTTTGTTAATACAAGCGGATTAGCTTTTTTATCTGGAGGTATGATTGCTAATGCAAAGATTCCTAATTTTGTGCAAGATCCTAATCAAAGACTTATTAATTTGGTTACATTAGGTAGTAATCCAATAACATTCCAAAGCAATTTAGATGAGCTTGTTAAAAGCGGCGTTGCAACAGAAAAAGAAGCAGAAGCTTTAAAAAATGATGCAATTTCAACCGTTCGTCAAATACGAAAAATACCAAAAGATGTTGATGCTGAAACAAGTTTAAATTTAGTTAGAAAATTACAAGAGGTAGAAAATTTAGAAGAAAGTAAAAAAGTTATAGCTAAACCATTTCACCAAAAAATTGACGAACAGATTAATGGGTTAAATACTGAAATAACTGATATTTATGATAAAAGATTAGATGTAGAGGTTGAAAGACTAAAAACATTAACTTCTCAAACCGACGTGGAAGAATTTGGGGAAGGAGCGATCAATAATGGTGAAGCGTATAATGTCATAGACACTAAAGAAGAATCCGCAAAAGCGGCTGAAAATTGGTTTGTTAATAACAACAGACAAGATGAATTATACGAAATAGATGACAATGGCAATAAAGTAAAAATAAATTTTGAAAGCCAACCAGCTATTGTTTTGCCTAATGGGCAAATAATAATAAACAGAGAAATTGCTAGAGAAGTTGATGAAGGAGCTTCTGCTGGCCGTCATGAATTATTACATAAAATATTAAAATCACAATTTAATGACTCTATAAAAGCTGATGAATTATTAAATAAATTTAAAGGCGTATTAAGCGCTCAAGAAAATTTAGTAGTAGAACAAAGATTGAAAGATAGAGGATATACAAAAGAATATCTTTCAAAAAATCAAGATGAATATTTAACTCAGTTTTTTGAAGCGTTAGAAAACAAAGAAATTACAGCAACAGATGCTACTTTTAAGAGTATGTGGAAGTCTATATTTCGCCCAATATATAAAGTTTTAGGGTTTGAAAAATTAGATTTTGAAAGTGGTAATGATATATATCAGTTTTTAAAGGACTATCATAAAACCTCTAAAGCGGGTAAATTAACAAGTCGTCAAAAAACTTTATTAGAAGCGGGTAAAAGTGTAATTGGAACAACGGCATCATCTAAAACCGCTTCAGAACTAGTAAAAGAAAAAATTGCAGATCTTGAAGAGAACGAAGGGGATTATGATCCAGATGAATATGACCAAGAAGTAAGAAAATTAGAAGGAGAACTTAAAAGAGCTATTGCAAAAGAGGGAACTACTCCAACTATTAAAAAAGAAGTTAGCGAAGAGGATACTGTTAAAGAAATAATCAAAAATGAAAGCGGTTCAATTTCTTCTAATAAAGTACAACAAATTTATGAAGCTAAAGGAAAAGAAGGAGCCGCGGAAATAATAAAACTATTTAAGCCAATTACTAATAAAATAGTTGATAAACGCAGGGATGCTCCTGGGTTTGATAGAGAATTGCTTACGGATGAAATTGAAACCGGAGTTGGAGGGATTTTAGATTTAATTACAAAATACAACCCAGAATCTGGAACGCCGTTAGCTGCCTGGATAAATAAGTATTTACCCGTTAGAGCTATTGCTACATCAAGAAGAATATTGGATAAACAATTTTCTAAAGATGCTGCAGAAGAAAAAGGGTTAATGGCAACTGAAACCGCAGATCAAGCATTTACTGAAACAGCTAAAGAAAAAACAAAGTATAAGAATGCGTTGGAAGCAAAAGTTTTTGAGCCTGGGGTCTTAAAAACAATGACAGGTAAGATAATAACAGTACTTAGAACATTAAAATCTAGGATTGACGCACCCGTTACTTTAAATAGAACTGTTACTCCAATAATTGCAGAAATTAGAGATGAAGTTGGCAAGCAACTTGACATTGACATTAAAACCGCAATGGGTGGTAAAAAAGACGGTCAACTTAAGAAATTTGCTTTAAAAAATAAAAAGTATTTCCTTGAGAATATGACCACAACTTTCCTAATGGGTAAAGATGGTCAAGGAGGAGTTCCTCAAGCTATTCAAAAACAAGTTGATGGTAAATGGGTTAATTTTCCAGAATGGGTTAATAAAAAAATTGATAGAGAAAAAACAACTACGGATCAAGCAGGTAGAACTTCGGGTTCTGAACTTGTTAGAAGATTGCCAAATGTTGCTAATAATATATCTGACGAAGTTTATTTGGCTCAATTAATTGGTCCTGATGGAAATCCTATTAGAGGTAGAAAAGAATCGTGGGCTAAAGTAATGGCGGAAGAGGGAGCTTTTGATATTATAAAAGATGACTTTGAAAATGACGGTCCAATATTAAAAGCATTCAATACTAATCAAGAAAGATTAGGAGTTGAAATAAATGAAGTATTAACAACAGAATTTAATAAACAAGTAGATAGGGGTAATATTAAATTTTCAAAAATATCAAATAGAAATTCTGCCTTATTTTTACTACAAGAAGGCGGATGGAAAAAAGATTATGCAGAATATACTAAGTTTTTAAAAACATTATCTACCGCAGAAATAAAAGATATTAATTACTTTCTAAAAAAAATAAAATCTTTAACAGATAAATATGAAGAAGTTTGGGAAAGAAATAAGGGCGTTTATTATGAAAAAGAGACTTATTCTAAACTTAGAAAATTAAAAGGATACTTAGCAAAAGCTAATTTTTCTTTAGAGGAAGATATACCAGATCGGTATAATAGCATAAAACCAGATTTAGTTTTTATTAATAAAAATACAGGCAATAAAATAGTTGTAGAATTAAAATCAAGTTTAAGAGATCCAATGGGTAGCACTAGTAATGGCGACTTTATAAATAAAGATATAGCTTTTACAAAAGAATTTTCAGGCATAAAAGATCTTGAACAATCTATGATTGCTAATGCTGGTAGAACTAAGTTTATTGATAAATTAAAACAATTAATAAAAGAGGGCAGTAAAGAAGTTAAATTAACACCGAAAGGAATACAAATAAGCAATACATTATACGAGGAATTAGATAGGTCTAATACAAGTACTTATGCTGAATTGCCTATAATTGCAATATCAGATATTAATCCTGGTAAAGATATTCTACAAATAGAAAATTATGGGGCGTTTGCGTTTCCAAATAGTAATGCTGCATTGTCAGGTAATTTTGAAGTGCTGAAAGGAAAGCTATTTGTATCTGTTGATTTTAGGACTAGGGTAGCAGGGAATGGATTTAGAACATTAATAGAAAGGGCTTACTTTAATTTAGATCCGAATTTTAATCAAAAAACTAATATAAATTTAGATAATAAACCACAAGAATTTTTAGATAAAATAAAATATTCTAAAGTTAAAGAGGACGCAATTACAATAGACGCTGTTACAAAATCATTAAATCCTCAATTTTCTAAAACGCCAAAAGGTATTTCAGTTTTTGACTTTGATGATACATCAGCCTTCACAAGCGGTAGTGTGCTATACACAATGCCTGATGGATCTACTGGTAAATTAAACGCAGAAGAGTTCGCAAAAGAAGGTAACAACATATTAGATGATGGAGGAGTATTTGATTTTTCCGAATTTAGCAAAGTTGTTAATGGCAAGCCAGGCCCTATGGTTGAGAAGATGAAGAAGATGATTGCTAAGTTTGGGAATGAAAATTTCTTTATTCTTACGGCAAGACCCGCTAATGCTGCTGTGCCTATTAAAGAGTTTTTAGATTCAATAGGTATTAATATACCATTAGAGAATATAACTGGATTAGGCAATAGTACCGCTCAAGCAAAAGCTGATTGGATAACAGCAAAAGCTGCGGAAGGATATAATGATTTTTACTTTGCAGACGATGCGATACAAAATGTTGAAGCGGTTAAGAAAGCATTAAATATTCCAGGTGTTGATTCAAAAGTACAACAAGCGATGATTAAGTTTTCTTTGACTTCAAAACAAGATTTAAAATGGAGACAAGGAGACGAAGATTTATCAACAAACTTTAAAGTAGGTAATAACTCATATAGAATTGCGCTTAGAGAAATTGGCTCAATGGAATATGACGATGATATAAATACTGCCTTGCTTGACATAGTAGAAAATAATAATTTAGACTATGATAAAACTATAGGCGATATTGATGGCAATGCATATGATGTTGAATTTTCAGATAAAAAAAGAGGTACAGGTATTACGGGGACTGGTAATGCAGCAGAAGTATTTGGGACTGTTTTAAATGGCGTTATTGAATTAGCAAATAAAAGGAATATAAAAGCATTTACTTTTAATGCAAAAGAACCTAGTAGAATTAAATTGTATAATTCTATGACAAATATTATTGCTGACCGTTTAGGATGGGATTCAAAAGCAGAAAACGGAACATATTTATTATATGATAAAAGTCTTATAGGAAGCACAAAAGAAAAACCAAAAACAGCAACTGCTGAAATACCAAATAATAGTTCTTGGGAAGATTTAAACAAAGGCAGGATTTATCAAAAGAAAATTAAAGCAGGTGACTCTGAATTAAAGTTACAAATAACTAATGCAGATGTTAAAGTTGACTTTGATTTTGATGCTGAGTTAAGTGATGAAAATTTTGTACGATTAATAAAAGAAAATGATTTAAACCCGGAAAACTTTAAATATGTATTTGCCCCGCAAAACACTAAAGAATTTGTTTTTATTAATAGTAATGAACAATTAGCAAATATACCTGCAAACGATATAAGTTCTATTTCTAGTGCGATTAATGAGTTTGTAAATGGTAATAATATAAAAACAATTATATTAAGTAGTGATAACATAAGTAATGGCAACAAAAATATTGATAATCTATTTAAAACAATAGCAACAAATGTTTCAAAAGATCTAAATTTTAATTTATATTCAAAAGAAGGGTCTTTTATATTAACCGAAAAAGAAACCGTTGTTGGTTCAAAAAAAGGAATTGGCAGTTTGTCACAGGTTAAAGACGTTTTAAATGTTGTAGATGTTAAATCCGAAATTCAACAAAATAAGATTAAGTTTAGCAAAACGATAGGACCGGAGTTTAATAGGATTATATCTAGGAATACGGGTATTGGACCTGCAATCTCATATTCTGACATTGTTGCAAAAAGAAAAGGGGCCGGTAAAAATCTATTTGATTTATATGTTCCCGCGTCAGCTGCGGATTTTGAATTATTATTATATAAATTTATAGGTAAAGGCAAAGAAGGCGAAGCTCAAATGAAATTCTTTTCGGATGCGTTGTTAAAACCTTATGCCAATGGTAATGATTTGATGGATGCCGCAAGACAATCTATTAAAAAGAATTATAAAGAGTTAATAAAAGCTTTTCCAGGTATTGCGAATAAACTTGAAAAATTGACCCCAGATGGAAACTTTACATACGATCAAGCTTTGCGTGTTGCAATGTGGAATGGATCAGATGTGGAGATCCCAGGGCTATCCAAACGCGATACAAATGAGTTAACTTCCTTAGTTAATAATGATGCGGAGTTATATGAATTTATGTCTGGATTAATTGTATTAGGTAGACAAGGAAATGGGTGGGTTAAACCTGGTGACAACTGGGACGCAAGCGCAATTATATCTGATCTTCATAATCTAACTGAAGGGGAGGGAAGAAAACAATTCTTGAATGAATTCATTGACAATGCTGAGCAAATGTTTGGTAAGTTTGAAAACGGTAAACTTGTGGGTCCTAATATGAATAAAATAGAAGCTATCTACGGCACTGACGTTAGAGAGTCTATTGAAGATGTTTTGTATAGAATGATCAACGGTAAGAATAGATCACAAGGAACTGATGGAATAACAAACAAATGGCTTAATTGGGTTAGCGGTTCTACTGGAACTATAATGTTCTTGAACACAAGATCTGCCGCATTACAATTAATTGGAGCAGTCAATTTCTTAAACTTAAGAGATAACAATCCTATAGCGGCTGGGGCGGCTTTTGCTAATCAAAAACAATATTGGACAGATTTTGCACGCATTTGGAATTCAGATAAAATGAAAGAAAGACGCGGTGGACTTAAAGAAGATGTGGCTGCTGCTGAAATTGCTAATGCCGCCGCTACAAGTAGAAACAAACCAACTGCCGTTGTATCTTATTTATTAAAGATTGGATATACACCAACACAAATCGCGGATAGTTTTGCAATTGCTTCCGGAGGCGCTCCGTACTATAGAAATAGAATTAAGTCTTATATAAAAGAAGGTCAAACAGAAGTTGAAGCTGAAAAGAATGCTTGGAATGATTTTACTAAGGTATCAGATGAGACGCAACAATCTGGTGACCCAAGAGATATATCTAAACAGCAAGCGAGTGGAGCAGGTAGATTATTACTTACCTTTCAAAATACAGCAATGCAACAATCTCGTATTGTTAAGAAATCTTTTTTAGATCTTAAGAACGGTAGAGGAGATGCTAAAACACACATTGCAAAAATTGCTTATTACTTTGCAATACAAAACTTAATGTTTTCTGCTTTACAACAAGGGTTATTTGCCGTATTGCCAGGATTAGGAGATGATGATGAAGAAAATGACGAAGCAAAAAAGAAAAGATTAAAAGAGAAAGACAATAAAATAATAGATGTAGTTAGCGGGGTTGTTGATTCTATTGTAAGAGGTACCGGTTTATTAGGAGGTGTTTTAGTTACGTTAAAAAATGTAATTAAAAAGTACAGAGAAGAAGAACCTAAAGGTTATAAAGCTGATTATACAAAAGTATTATTAGAGGCAACTAACATATCACCACCGATTGGATCTAAAGTTAGAAAAGTATACACTGCTTTACAACAAACTAAGTTTGACAAAGACCTTATAAAAGAAAGGGGTTGGGGAGTTATGCAAGACGGCAGAGTACATTTAGGTCCTCTGTATTCTGTAGCAGGTAAAGCGGCTGAAGTTACTACTAACTTACCAATGGATCGTTTATTTACTAAAATTGAAAACGTTTCTCAAGCAATGAATTCTCAAAATAAAGCATGGCAACGTGTATTAATAGGATTGGGATGGAACCCTAGAAGTTTAGGGGTTGGAGATACACCGGGTGACATTAAAATAGAAACCGCAGCAAAAAAAATTAGGGCTGAAGAGGGTAAAATTAAAGGAGCAGAAACAAGAGCAAGAACAAAAGACTCAATTAGAGCTTTGCCTATTGCGAGAAGAATTGAAATTAAAAGAGAGGCTGCTTTAAAAAGAAGAGAAGAAAAACTTAAAAAAAGAAAAGAGCTAATTAAAAAAAGAAAAATGGGTTAATCAAAATAGGCACCATACCTAACAATCCATAAATAAAAAAGGGACACTTAATTGTGCCCCTTTTTTTTATTTAATTAAATTTCTAATGGTGGTTCTTCAGCTTTCTGAATTTCTTCTTTTGCCTTGTCAGTCATTGCCTTAATAGCATCGTCATACCCTGGCATCAGCTTTATGGTTTCTAATGTGCCAGCCGCGAGTGTTGTTAAATGTTGTTGTTCATTAATAATTTGTTGCAGAACTCTAACAAGAGCCTCTACTTTGTTTTTCATTTCTAATAAAGTTTGTTCTTTCATTTTATTTAATTTAAGTTATTTCACAACCAGCTGGCCCACACGCAACTGACTCGCTAAAGTTAGTATTGTCTTGTATCTCTATAACTCTTGACAGATCAACATCTTTTAAAGTAGACATCATTTCGTCGTAAACTTCTTTAGTACAATCTTCAAACGGTGTTTGCTTATATGTACCGCCATGATAAGGCAATACAGATAAACCATTATAATAATCTTTGTTTGCCCACATCCATTCCCCAATGATTTTCCATTCATCGTCTCTAACAGAAACTGTACAAGAAACATTGTGGGTATTGTTGCCTTTAACGTGCCCTTGTTTAACCCAATCCTTAGAAATTAATTTAACACGTTCTAATAAATCTAATGTAGATTCATATCGCGTTATAGCGCCATTAGGAGCCTTCTGCGGAACAGAAATGACTGACTGTAATGTTGGATTAAAATATTCATCTTCAAGCAATTCTGGATGATTTATTGCAAGATAAGTATAGATTGCTTCATTTTTACCTAATCGCATTCTACGTATGTAGTAATCATTATGCCAAGCGTGTATCCCAGAAGAAGTCCCGAGAACCAAACTGGTAGTTCCGGCAGGTTTAACAGCGGTGGTCCTAGCAGCAGGATTAATGCCCAATACATATGCGGTCTCAATATTAGTAACTTTAACATACTTCGCAGCTTCTTCATAGTTTAGTTTTAAGTTTGACTCTGATGCAATACCCGTCATTGATACTCCAAGTAGTGCGTCTTTTTCTGTATTCTTTCTCCATATATCTCTTAAGTAATGAAAGTCTGAATACGATGCTTGCAATGTTCCTAAGAATGAGGCGGCTGACGATCTTGCATTAAAATCCTCCTGGTCCTCAATATCAGACATATTAATCTCCGTTAAGTTACAAAACTGATAAGGACGTAAAGCAATTTCACAACAAGGATTAGTACCCCAATCTTTATCATTAGTAAGGTAAATTCCTGGCTCGCCCGATCCAGAAGCCTCAATACGTTCCCAAACTTTGTCAAATGTTTTTTTATCAATTTTATGTCTTAAAAGTACTACTGAATTATTTGATCTACCTCTTTGTGGATTATCTTCCCACCAATTACCAGCTTTACAATTTAACATTGCGTTACTATCTAAGTCAAACAGCGAGATCATTGCTGCTCTGCGAATGCCTCCTGCTAAAACGGCATCTGCAATATGGCACTGAATATCATGACACTCAATATCTGTAAGTTTAGATCTGTCTTCTTTTGTTCTTAAGATAGCTTCAACTTTTACTAATGCAATCCGTAATGGCTCTGGTCCCGGCGCTTTACCTCCAGCAGTTACAAGCAATGCACCCTTCTGCCTTATATCTGAAAGATCAAACTCTATATGAGAAGTTAATCCTCCGGTATATGATTTGAATAGGGTTTTGATTGCATCTGCCCATCCGATAATACTGTCTTGTACAACATACCTTTTCTTACGATCATAATTAGGTTTTCTAATTTCAGGTAGCTTATCAATTTGATGTTGCTGGACCGAATAACCAACGCCAGTACCTCCAAGAAGTAGAAACATAGTCTCAGAAAAACTATGAATACTATCAATAGGTAGGAAAGCACAGTTATAAATGCGAGCATTATTAAGCTCAATAGCTTTACCACCAAACTGTAGGCTTCGCATCGAAGGTAAAACTTTTTTATTAAATACAAAGTTTTGATAAATCTGTTCAATTGATTCTTTCATTGTTGGGAATTTAGCCACATGCATTTCCATGTTACGTGTTACTAGTTCATCCCAGGTTTCTCTTCTTTCTTTGGCCGGTAGGTATTTTGCATACTTAGTGTATACTGTTATATCACTTAAAATCTGCTTATCTAATGTTAAACTCATGTTTGGTTTTTAGTTATTAATTATCTATCTCTAATGCAAAGTCAATAAATGGCAAATATAATACATGCGTATTAAAATCTTTCTCTTGGTAAGTTCTAAATCCAAATAATATTCCTGGATAAAATCCAATTGTTATACTCCAATACTTTTCGTTGTCTTCTTCGGGTTCTAAAGCTAATTTCATTTCTGGTTTTTTCTTTGTCATTTGTTTTTTGTTTTTAAAATTAATTCAACAGTTTTAAGGTATTCATGTTTTGATTGGTGTTTATAGTTTATTATATTTAAGTTTTTCAATGGAAACCTTGCGATTTGTTTTTCTTTTATTTACATATGATATATCTATAATGCCATTTAATCGCTTTATAGTGCCTTTGCAAACTCCGGTGGATCGATGACACTCCGCAATAGAGCAATATTCAATCCCTTCCCAAATAACTTTTTTGCGAGCAGGTTGTGATATTTTGTTTTGCAGTATAGAATTTTCAGTATGTTTCATACCTACTCTTTTTTTATGTCCATTTTGAGGCATACTTTTTCCTTTATTAATATGTATTTTACCATACATTGGGTTTTTAGAGCCTGCTCTATCATATGGTTTATCAATACAGTTACCGCCGCCTTCACTAACATTAGTTAAATTATCTAACCCTATTAAGTTTATTAAAATTTCCTCAATACTATAAGCTTGCTTTTCAGACAGATTATCAATTAATTTAATAACTTCCCAATTAGGGTATTTATTTACAGTGTTATTCCAATGAAGATTTCTATAAGCTTTAGAATATGCTCTTTTGCCACATCCTTTGCCTATATAAAAAATTCCATTCTCGTTAATATGTATGTATATATAATATTTATCCATAATATATATAATTACTCGTTTATACTGCCTTTTACATTTTCAAGATACTTTTTTATTATTTCAACGGCTTCATCACATTCAGAATTGCATTGTGGTTTTAGTAATAACCAACCCGGATTATTATTTTGTATCCAGTTTTTAAATAATTTGTAGCGCAACGGGAAAGAATCATTAGCCCTACCCTTGGTTTCGCATGTCCAACCGTCACCTTCAAAATCCGGAGTATACTTAATACCTAAAACTTTTTTATTTCCTCTATCCTTAAAATCCCCTTTGCCATTAGATTGGCGTTCAATACAATTGCCATCAAATTTAAACGTATCTAATAACTGATATGTTCTAGGTTCATATTCACAAGATATATTGGCATCTTTTAATGCTTTGTACATGTACTTCTCTAATCCAGATTTAAAGGTGATACCATCGTATGATACCACCTTAGAAGTTACCGGTCCTTTTTTTCTGCTAATTTTTCTCATTTGCAAGTTATTGGTCTTTTTTTTCCGTTAATTTGCAGTTGTTGGTCTTTTTTTTCCATTAATCGTTATCTTCTGGATGTAAATCTAAATGACTACCAGCGGTTGAAGATAAGGTTCTTTGGTATTTTGGTTCGTCTATTGTAAAAGTAAAATGATCACCACGTCCAATTCCAGGCTTCTTGCGCTTTTTCAAATCTTTCAATTGTTTTTTTTTAGGCAAAAATACAAAAGCATCTATAATATCAATTTCATTTAATTCTTTTAGCAATGCTTTTTCTTCGCGTAGATCAGATATTTCTTCTTTTAAACGTTGAAGATACAACGAAGCGTCTAATAATTCTTCCTGTAAGTGATTAAGCCAAGTAAATACGTCAGATGGATCATCACGTAATGTTTTACCATATTTAACATAGCCTACATTTGATCTGTCTACAAATTTATTTACTACGGATTGTACAACCGGATCTCTAAATTCAATTTCTTGTTTTCTCATATTATAGTGTTTTTAACTGGGGTTTTGTTGATTGATATAATCCGTTTTGAGTTTGCTTGTCTTCTTTCACAAAAGTTCCATTAATCATATTACCCTTACGGCTTGCGATTACGTCATAAGCTGATTTAACACAGTCTTCTATTTTTAATCCCTCTAACGCAGCTAGATTAGTCAATACAACAACCATATCACCAATAGCATCAATAAATTCTGGTTTATCATTCTTTAAGATTGCTCTTGCTAGTTCGCCAGACTCTTCTAATAGTTTTACATATTGAGTTTTAGTATCGCCATTTCTATATATGCCGCGTTCATCTGCCCATTGCCTAATAAGATCATAAACATTTGGAACTTCTGGTTTTACTTCATCGTAATTAATTTTTGGCTCTTTTACTTGTTTAGTTAATAACGTTTTAGTAAATTCATCTAAAGCTTTATTATATACATATGATCTAGCGGGATTAAACATTGAAGTATTAGCATTGTTAATTATCCAATAAATTAAATCTTCTGTTAAAACATATTTACCAAAATTGGTCTCAATTTTAATACCTACATTATCCATTAGATTGCCTTTAAGTTTATTAAGAGGGCATGGAAAAGTTGTTGTTTGTTCCGTTACATTTAATACCATTTGATTTGTTTGTTTTTGAGTTAAATTTTTATAAGATTGTCTGTCTATTTTATAGCCGTAGATGGATTGAAGCTCTAGTTCCCGTGCTGATACATAATCTATATCATCACTGGTTTCTAAAACTTCATATTCATTTTCTTTGTAGCCTTGCTCACGTGTAACCCTACTATTAAGATTACGTGTGACTCCGATCTTTTTACCAAAAATGTGATAGATATAATACATAATTTAGATTAAATGGCCACTTTTGCTGAAATTATTGGACCGTGTTTGTAATTAAGCAGTGTTAATGCTCCGTTTTTGTAAAAATACTGTGGAGACTGAAAAGTTTCCTGATTGAGATAATTGTGTATAGCATCGTGTTGATTGTTATAAACGTGAGCATCAACAATTTGCAAATCAATATAATTAGGTTTTAGATTAACTTTTTCAGCTACATACAATAATACTTTTGAAAATAAAGCTACATCATAAGGAATACCTAAAAACATATCACCAGATCTTTGTACAACAAACATATTAAGATCTAATCCATCAACAAAGAATTGAAAATACAAATAACAAGGAGGCAATGCCATCTGATCTAATTGGGCCGGGTTCCATAAACTTATAATGTGTCTACGGCTGTCTGGATCATCAATTAAATTTTTAATAAGCATTTGCATCTGATCTATATTTTGATCATTAAAATTGCGCATTTGATGCCCATACACAGGCCCAAGATCGCCATTCTCATCTGCCCAAGCATCCCAGATCTTTACATTAGCATCTCTGAATCTTTGTACATTTGTTTCGCCATTTATAAACCATTCAAATTCTGTATCAAAAGTCTTTTGAAACATTTTTCTACCAGTTATAAGAGGGAAACCTTCTTTAAGATCGATTCTTAAGTTGGCGTTAAAAATAGAATTGCAGCCAACCCC